CGCTAGATAAGTGAGCCATGCCCGGACAGATCAGCCCACGCAAGCGTGAGTACGAAATGTTTTTGTTTGGGGATGGGAAGGATTGTGTGGAAACCTCTAGCGTATCCTCACTTTCCGAATACTCGGAGCGATCCGGGGGCACCTCAGAAAGAGCGGAGGAGTTCAGAGAATGCATGCTTCCAATTGTTGACTTGATTGATGAATTAATGAAACCCGCACCGTACATCAGGGCTTGTATAGTTCCCTCCCTGATGCGGCAATTGTGCACATTTTTCACATCTGCCCCGACCACTGTTGTACAGACAAAGCGTCACGACGAGGCTATCCATTTATTACAATCTGCCGTCGTGCCCGATTCCATGTGGTCCAGGCTGCGTGAATTTTGCACAACATTTTTGACGCCATCACAGACCAGCGTTGTACAGTCTACCTGGGGCCCAGCCGAGACCATCCGCTTGCATCAGGCTTGCGGCACCTGGTTTCCGAACGGTCCCCCAGGAGAACACGAGGAACCTATCCGACTGTTACAGTCGTCGATCTTGCCTGATTTCTCATGGTCTAATGTGCGTGAATTCGGTGATTGGCTGTGGCAGCCATTCGCGGAACACACACCTTTCCGCGAGTTTTTGCGAAGTCTGCATCTTGATGTCTATGCGATCGCGGGGGTCAAAGCATCCCTAGTGGTCGGTATCCCTTGCGGTATAGCGTATTTGGTCTGGCGGTGGTATCACGATACTAAAGTCAGATTCAATGAAAGAGGGGCAGTCTTCACAGGAACACAAACCATGCCAGTTTGTTTGCACTGCAACAGCGAAATCACCACTTTCTGTACAGTAAGCACCTCCCACACCATGTACAAGAGGTTTCACATACCTCGCTCTTGTACACGGTGTTCGTTGGTGCCCGCGATTTACGGCAGCGTACCTGGTAGTATAGGCATCACAGCGCCGGAATACCAATGCATTATGACTTACGGACAACTCAATGCAGCCAAAAGTAGGGACATTCATTCTTCACTAACTAACATCCTTGACAGTAGCACTTCCTACTCCGCTCGGCAGGCATTTCTAAACAACCATTTGGAGGCTTTACATGATATGGAGAGCGCTTACCACAGCTTCATGGGCTTGCCGTGTTACGATCAATGGACACGGTCTTATCGGCAGGCCACACCATGGCTGGAGGTTGGCAACGTTAAGGCGTTAATAGAAGTGCTCAACAATGACACGGGTTACCAATGTTGTGTTTTGAACCGTCTGCGCAGCGTGTGGATCTGGACCGCGAACCATGCGGGGCAACTGCCACAGATGGCTATTGTGGACGGGAGCATGGACCGAGTCAAGGAACTGGTGACTGTCCCGCAGGCTTATGTTCGGTCGTTCTTTAACCAATCTTTACACCTCACCGCGGCTGAGACTGGCGCTCAACCGCTCGAACCATCTGTTATTGAGCCGCCGATGCAGGGGCCTAAGGACCAAATCACCTGGTTCATCTCCAATGCCAAGGCCTTCAAACTGGGGCCGGTGTTCTCATTCTTTTCTATATGGGACACCAAATTCCAACGTAATCTGCTTTCCATCTTACAAGGCAGGTCGAAGAACAGCAAGGTTTACAAGCCAGCCAGCCCGTGCGCGTTGCGCATCGGCAGGTGCTATTCTGCCTTTCGCTCTGGCGTACTCAAACCACATAGGGTATTGAAGGCGTTTAATGCGATCATGAAAGAGTATGACTTCGACCTTATCAAGATGTTACGAGGCAAATTCACCGAGGAGCAGATCCAAGAGGCCCTGGACAAAATGGAAGTGTGCGAGGCCAAGCACATCCCCAAGCGAAAATTGAACGGGAAATTCGAACTTATAGCGAAGATGTTCAAATTCGAGCGGGGGGTTGTAGACAACCAGCTCTTTCTTTTGGCTGTGAACGTGCTTTCAGGCAAGATTTTGGAGTATCTCATGTTCCACAAACCTGATGATATGAAGAACATCGAAGAAAACACGACACGTGACGACGAGATAGAGCGACCCAGCCAAGGCTCACACGCTGATAAGCTAATCGGCACTGAAGAGGGCGGCGTGTTTTCACGCATGTGCATAAAAGAGGAGGACCGCTCGAAAGTGCTCGACAAAATCATCGGAGAGTGCAGCCGTGAGGTGCCTGGCGAACCAACGATGTTAGGTGAGGTCGACCAGACCGGGATGGAATTGCATGAACGGTGCAGCAAGGACGGAGAGGGAGTGATGGGTCATTTCCTCAGCCTCCTCCAAACCATTAACACCATCATTGCACCTAAACTCCAGGCCCGTCTGGTGGGGCTTCATGGTGCGAAACTGGCCGCAGACGTCAAAAACGGGATGGTTCTCAAACTACGCTTGAAAGAGCGCAATTTGACAATCAAGTTCCCTGACTTGTACTTAGATTCAGGCTGGCTTCTCACCTCGGCAATGAATTTTATGAATGAGTGTTTCGTAACGTATTCCGCGCATGTTAGTAACCCTGAACACCTGTTTGCAGTCAATAGGAAGTCTGGCCGCTTTAGGATAGAGGAAGGTACTCACGATTGGTTTTTCGAAAGTATTTATTTGCCTCATTTGTACGAGGACGTCAATGGTGTGCCCGGCGACGTCCAACGTCTAGATGTAGAAATAACTGCAGACACCCCTTCAAAGAAGTTCAGGGTATTTTTCCGCGGTTGGTTTGAAGGCGACGATGGGCTTTTCCGCCTGTCACGAGTTTTCCTGGATCCTAGGGGAATCAGAGACGACGGGTCGCTAACAAACCCTGCAGTAGAAGATAATTATAGTGATTCCGGG